CCTGTTGACTAGGCGGAACAACTCCCGCCGTAGGCCACAAGCCCTGCTTGTTATAACCAGCCTGCTGAGACAAAGTCCACATACCAGATGCGGTGCTAGTCTGGTATGGCCCCGAAGGTACTGGGGGTGTTTTGGTTACAAACCCACCGGGCCATTGTTCAGACATTTGAAACCTCGGCTACAGCGGATGATTCTGTAAACTCAACCCAAGACAATGTAGGCTCATCCCAGCGATACATTTTGCCGTCCGTTGGGTATGCAACTGGCGATTCAAAAGCACAAGTTGTTTCATTAAATATCCATGAGGCAAAACCGCTGTTTGCCGCCCATACATCTTTTACTGATTGCTGTTTGGCGGCAATCTCTTCAGCAGTCATTTGCTCGATTGAAAACACATCGGTGTACACACCATCAACTAACTGATAAGACACAGTTAGATTTTTTTCATACACACCGACTGTAGGGGCTTGAATGCGGACAAACCGAGCAAATTCTGCTGGCAAGTTGCTTGTATCTACATCAGGGAATGCCTGACGAAAGTTGTCTCCCATAATTGGATGCTCAAAAGGTTGACCGTTTTTAATGCGAATAAAAAGTTCCATTTATAAATCTCCTGTGTTTGTTGAAGGAAAAGCGCGAGTTGTTCCAGATGTACCAGACCAAATAATTCGGACAGCGCCTACGCCACCATTGCCACCGCCATTTGCTCGACCGTTACCACAGCCTCCAGCACCGCCGTAAGCACCACCACTACCACCTTGAGTGCTTGTTCCATTATTACCATTTGAACCACCAGAACCAGTAACACCACCACCACCATATGTAGTGCCAGAACCAGTACCGCCAGCACCGCTTGAACCTTGCCCTAATATGCCAACACCGCCACCGCCTCCACCAACATAAGTGGTGCTACCTACGCCACCAGAGCCACCTCCACCGCCAGAAGGTGCGGTTCCACCAGTTTGATTTGTATCTCCAGTTGGGCAAGTGCCTCCAGCCCCAGCGTATCCACCAGCACCGCCACCACCATAATAGCCATTACCGCCATTACCACCGCCATCACCTGTGTAAGTTCCATAAGCACCGTTTAAAAAATTGTTGCCTTTTCCGCCTTTAACAACGCTTGTGCTTACAAAATAAGAATCTTCCCCAGACGTTCCAGTAAAACCAGATGAAGTGCTTCCAGTGCCACCAGCACCAACAACGACCGTATAAGAACTGCCGGGGCTAACCAAATAATTATTTATATAACCCAATCCAGCACCACTACCAGCCGCGCCTGTAGTACCAGCGCCACCACCTCCAACCGCAACAACAGAAACTACAAAAACACCAGTAGGCGCAACCCAAGAATAGGTTCCAGCAGATGTGTAGGCTTGTTGTGATGCAACAGCGGAAAATCCAGTCCAATTACCACTGCCAATTGCTTGCAACTGTTGTCTTGATGTCCAAAGACCAGAATAATTAGGCATTAAAGGTCTCCAGTATTTGTTGATGGGAAAGTTCGGGTAACGCTTGTTGTGGAATAGATAATACGAACTGCACCAGTTCCGCCCTGACAAGAATTTGAAGATGCTTGACCAGCGCCACCTCCGTAATTACCACCGGGGTTGTAATTTCCATTTTGTCCCCCAGAACCACCTCCACCACCTCCACTTGTACTAGCAACACCACCTGCACCATTTGCACCTTGACCTAATATGCCAACGCCACCACCTCCACAGGAACCATTATTTCCTCCACCACCTCCACCGCCTCCACCAGCACCATTACTGCCTGTGCTAGTAGAGTCAGGCGAACCATTACCGCCATTACCAGAGTAGCCACCAGCGCCGCCACCACCGCCATAATATGGATATCCAAAACCGCCACCCCCTCCACCAGAACCGCCATTACCGCCACCATCACCAACATATGTTCCAGCCGTTCCATTGCCAGCGCCGCCACCACCCTTGACAACAGCAGTAGAAACAAAATATGAATCTCCGCCACTTTGAGAAAAAGAAGACGCGCCATTTGAGTTGTATCCACCAATGCCAACTACAACGGTATAAGAATTTCCAGCAGTTACAGAGTAATTATTTTTATAACCAAGACCTCCACCAGCGCCACCATATGTGTTGTAGCCTCCAGAGCCACCACCACCTACGCAAACTACAGAAACAGTTGCTGGGCTAAGTCCAGCAGGGGCAACGAAAGAATAAGTTCCCGGTGTTGTGTACGCAGTCTGTTGTGGCAACTGAGGCGTTACTGAATTACTTGCCGCGCTTGAAGGCCCAGAACCATAAGCATTGACGGCATATACCGTAAAAGTATATGCAGTTCCATTGGTCAGGCCGCTTACCGTTACTGGTGAAGAAACGCCAGAACCAAAAGCCCCGCCGGGAGAAGCAACAGCAACATAACTTGTAATAGCGCCTCCTCCAGTATTAGAAGGCGCTGTAAAAGTTACTGACGCAGAACTAGAACCAGCCGTGGCTGTGCCAATCGTAGGTGCATTAGGCGTTTTCAACGGAAAATATGATGCCGACAATACGGCGGCTTGATAGCGCATCGACATAAGCGACTCCTATCAGGTGATTGCTTCGTATGAGGCTGTAAGTTCAAGTGCGCTACCAGTGCCAACCGTCACCACAATAGATTGAGACTCACCGCAATAGAAAGCAGTTGTCTTGTCCACAATGATAAGAGAGGCGTTTGCTGGCACACTGATTTGGTAAGCAATACGATAAGCCGTACCGCCACCACCAGTTGCGCTATTGATTGATACGGTCACTGCAACAGCAGATGACGTAACATTTGACGCAACAATGTTGTCAATCTTGTTAACAGTGCCAGTGGCAGGTGTCAACGCCGTCCATGTTGTAGCACTAGTATTGCTAGGAATTAAATAAGACGTATTGCCGTAAATCGACGTTACGTTTACGATATTTGGGTTTGCCATGATTGCTCCTTAGAATCCGAAAATCATCGCCATAGCGATGGACTTACCTGTTGAAACGCCAGTTGATGCCTGAAAAGTTGGCGCAGAACTACCATTACTTGTAAGAATATATCCCGCAGTACCCGCCGCAGTTGTTGCCAAAGCAGTGGTTGACGAGGCATAAGTAACGCCATACTGAGTAAAAGCACCAGACTGACCTGTTCCTCCAGCAGTGTTTGGAAGAGTGCCTGTTGTCAATGCGCTTGTTGATGATGCATAAACAGCACCGCCAGAAGTAAATGTGGTTAACCCAGTACCGCCGTTTGCAGTTGGCAATGCAGTTCCTGACAGCGTTACAGCAAGCGTGCCGCTAGAAGTTATTGGAGAGCCAGCAACTGACAAAAACGTGGGTACAGTCATTGCTACAGAAGAAACCGTACCACTTGCACCGCTAGATGATGCAAGCAAAGTAACTGCGCCTGCGCTATTTTTGGCATACAACTTCATGTCGGCGGTATTGAGCGCCAACTCGCCATTTGCAAGGTTTGTATTAACAGGGACAGCCGAAGCGGTCGCACTGTAATACAGCGATATTGGGGTGTAGCCTGTTTGTGCCATTAGAAAGTTCCTCCAGAGATACCGCCAGTTGTGCCTGTTCCAACGGTCAGCACGCTTGTTGATGAATTATAAGAAAGATTGGCTGATTGAGCCAGTGCGCTAGTGCTTGAGGCATATAGCACACCATTTGCCGTAAATGACGACAAGTTGGTTCCACCATTAGCCGTCGGTAAAACACCAGACACACCAGTGGTCAAAGGCAATCCAGTGCCTTGTGTTAAATCAACCGTGTTCCCCGTTTGGAGTTCTTGAATTGATGTTCCGCTAATTACAAGTGGGTAGAAGTTTGCCATTTTTTATCCTCAGAAGCAGGTTACTTGAACTGTGGTTACGCCGTTATGCAACAGGACAGGAAGGTAACCATTTGCAAGAGATACATTTGTTGTTGAACCAGAATGCAAAAACACAGGCAAATAAGTTGGGTTCAATTGCCATGCAGGTGCAGTCCCAGTTGATTTCAATACATAGCCAGCAGTCCCAATGCCCAACTTTGACAACGCCGTAGTACCAGTGGAATACAGCAAGTCTCCCGTTGTGTACGAAGATTGACCAGTCCCGCCAAGATTAGCAGGAACGGTTGTCAAGGAAATTACTGTGCCAGAAATATTGATTGGCGATGTGCCAGTGTAAACCTGCGAAGTGCTGAACTGAGCAAATGTGATGGCAGTCGTACCAAAGGTAATTGTTCCAATAGTCGAGCAAACATATGCATTGCCTGCATTTACAGTTCCGTTCTGAGTAAAGAAGTAGTCGCCTTCGCTCAGTTGAGTAGTGCCGGGGCCATAAGAGTTTGTATCGGTTGATCTTGTCAGTACCGTTCCGCCCGTTGCCCATGTGTACACACCGTTGTAGGCTTGGTTGACCTCGTTCTTAACCAAAATCCTGTTGGTATTTAGAAGCGTGTAGCCATCTAAAATAAGCAATGGAATTGATAGCGTAATTGTTGCGCCAACACCAGATGCACCATTGTTGTACGTTACCGTACCGCCAGTTTGCGCCGCAAGACTTTGGGTCGTTGCCACCTGTACTGGCTGGTGGTATGCAATACCCGTAGAGACCAAGCCATCAACATATTGTTTTGTGGCTAATTGCAATGCGGTAGTTGGGTCTTGCGTAACCGCTACAGAAGTCAACCCACCTAAAGTCAACGATGTCGCACCTAATGCAATGTTGGTTGTGCCGACAGTCAAAGAACTGTTTGTCAACGAAGTATTGGCAATATTTGTCAACGTGTTTGATGAACCGCTGATTGTCTTATTGGTCAGCGTTTGTGCGGCAGTATTTGTGGTGACTGTGTCAGAAGCAACAGCGGCGGCTGTCATGTTGTAAGTGCCGCCAGTTACTGTTTTTCCTGTGAATGTCAAAGCAGATGGCAACGACAACACTGGGGTTTGACCGCCAGAGGATGTAATTTCGTTGGCCGTACCAGAAACAGAAGTCACCGCTCCAATATCAGTGGCTGAAATTGCTACACCAGTTACCGATGTTAATTGACCTTGCGCATTGACAGCAAAACGGGGAACGGTTGAAGAGTCGCCGTAAGTTCCAGCCGTCACACCAGTGTTAGCAATTGAAATAGTACCTGTTGATGTGATTGGCCCACCAGTCAAACCAGTTCCAGTGGCAACTGAGGTTACACCAGCGCCAGCGGCAAGAGTTTGCCAATTGCCGTTTATGTAACCTTCAAATAATGCAAAAGTGGTGCTATACCGCAACATTCCGTTTGATGGCGTAACGGGGCGGTCTGCGGTGGTTCCAGCAGGGAGCAATACGTTTGATGAGCCGGGAAACTGGGGGTTTGAAGCAATCGAAATTTGTGGTGTTGTCGATGAGTTGGCAACAGTAATTTGATTTGATGTACCGCTAACAGAGGTAACAGTACCGTCACCCACACCAAGGTTATACCAATTTCCGCTTTGAAATCCCTGAAAACGAGCCGTGCTGGTGTTGTAACGAATCTGACCACCAAAGCCTACGGGTTGCTGTCCAGTCGTTCCAGTAGGTACAGCCATCGCACCCGTGCCGGGCATTACCGCATTGTCAGCAATTGATATTGTTGGGTTACCAGACTGACCATCGCCATTTACAAGAGTCACCTGATTAGCCGTTCCAGTTATCGTGCGTGGGCTAAGTCCAGACCCGCTGACTACTGCCACCATTCCAGAACCGCTCAAGTTGGCAAGCGATGCAGGCAAACCATCCAAAGCCACCGTTGGATTGCCAGAAACGCCATCACCGTTGGTAATAGATAAACCAGCACCAGAAGAGGCTACAGAACGCCCTGTAATGGCTGTAGAAGACGTTTTAACTTGTATTCCAGTACCAGAGTTCACCAAAGACAATAACGCGCCTGTAGTGCTGATATTGAAGAGTCCTTGAGCGCCACCATCAGTAGTCACTAACCCGTTGGTCGCACCGACATAGCGGCTGTTGGGCAACTGAGGGGTTTGGGAAACTGTCAGATATGAATAAGTTTGCGTTGGCGAATTAGCGATCGCACCCGTCGTGGTCTGTACAGTGACCCCGTTTTGGACAATAGGAACCGCCTCAGTGCCTGTAATAGCACCAGCGGCTGGGAGTTGGGTAATGACGACTTGTGCTGACATTTATGTACTCGTATTGTCTGGAGGGTTCGGAGCAATCGTGTCTTTGTTTCCAGTATTTGTAGGAGTCTGAGTGTTTTGCTCCGTAGAAATTTGGAATTGACTCGAACCATCAAGGTTTTTACTACCTGTCATCAAGAAGTTGTCGTTTGCGGCAACGCTGACATCAGGACGTGGGAATCTGAGATTAATGCGCTCAGTCTTTCTAGCGGGAAGTCGATATGGATCAAGTTGGTCTTTGCATCCGCGCTCTGCGCAGACGCGCAGGCCGGGCGCGTTGGAGTCTGCCACCAATGTCACAAAAGGCACTTTCATCTTGCACCTATCGCAAACCGCGATGGCAAGAGATGTCAAACCAACTGTGTCAAGAAATATTGGCATTATCTTGTGTACACCGATATGTTGGGGGCAAAGTAAATTGGCGACTTATCGCGCTCTTCCGCCTCGGCTTCAGAGTAGAAGCGGTCAGCCATCTTCTCAAGATAATTTACGCGATCCATTGCCACCTGTGGCAACTCTAGGCTCATACGGTGAGCCAGCATGAAAACAACGGCCTCATACCAGCGTTGCGGGACTTCTAATTCGTCAGTAAGCGCACCAACGTCCATAATTTGGCGCTGATACCAAACCGTCATCTGAATAAACGGATCGCTTGGCGTAGGCCACAAATAGACTGTAGCCTGTGGAATTGTGCGGTCAAACCAGAATTGATAGGGCTGATTGGCCGTAAAGTTCTTGTTTGGCAAGTTGGTGTAGTCGTCGCGGTTCAAACGAGCCATTTGAATTTCACGAGTGTTGTTACCAAAATACAACTCACGCAAAGCCAAAGTTGTGCCGTTATATGCACGAATGCGGTAATAGGCAACAGACTCGCCGGGGTCGATGTCAGTCCACACCCACTCATTGTTAGAAACCACAATGGTTCCCAAATCTTCCAACATTACCCATGTTGAATTGTCTGTAGAGTATTCCAGCGCAATTGACCAAGTGGCTGACCCACCGCCTGCTACATAGGGCAAAAAGCCAATAGAACCAATATAAATGGGGTTGCTGGGGCCAAAATTGACCGCAATATTGCCATTTGTCGATGTTTGTTGGCAATAAGTATCGACATTGTTATCGTATACGTTTGCTACCACACCGCCCGCTGAAGTGGTATATGCACCATTTGGGCGGTTTATTGTGCGGTAAAGTACGTTCAAAACGTCAATACAGCCCAATGGCATAGAGTAAATGTATTGGTCGGCGTTTAGGCCAAAGACTTTTTTGTTGATTGCCCAGTAATTAATGCCAATGTTGGCAAGGTGGGACAATAAAAAGAAAAGGGACTGACGAGCAGAAAGAACTTGCTCCGAGGTTAATTCTTCGGCCAACTTTCCACACCGACGAGCGCCGTGATCTATCAGCGTTTGGACGTTGATAACGGTTGTGCCGACGGTTCCTGAGTAAGCCATTACCTATCCTTTTACCAACCGGGGCAGTCCCACCGCTTCAGCGATGCCTTAGCGCGTGGTGCGTCCCCTTTTGAATGTTCTACAACACCCGACATCCGAGCACAAAATGAATCCTTGCGAGAGCCACCCTGTGGCTGTGGCGCTTTAAGGTGCGATCCAGTCTCTCGATTGTACTTTGCGCGACCTTTTTCTGTAAGCCCTGCACCCTGTTTTACTGAAAGTTTTTCACCTCTTCCAACAGAAAGACTTGGCCCACCATCTTTCATTTTGGCGGTTTTTGCTGACTCTCGGAAGGCTTCAGCCGTTGGAGCGCCTGCTGAACCCACTTTACGCATATGCTCACCAGAGCCATGAGCGATTCTTTCTTGTTTTTTATGAATGTTTTCATAAAGTCCGCCTCCTTTAAATTTCTTTTCCTTATCAGCCTTGGCAAAATCTTTGCCGACAGATTGAGGAATACCGACCTTTTTGGCAAAAGACGGGTTGTGAGCAACCGCCTCCATCAAACGATGTTGGGAAGGTGATTTGCTTGGCATGGTTAAGTACCTGAACCAGTAACGTTATTGTTGTTTTCTATCAAAATACCGCCAATATTAATGCTCACTACTGCGGCTGTTGCGGCGCTACTTGCTACTTGGAATCTCAAATCCGACCCAGAGGCGTATGGAAATGGAAAATGCCGTTGTACTTCGTAAGTTGTGTTGTACGGAGTTTGAACAATAACCTTTTGTACACCAGAAGAAGAATTGCTTAATGCTCTGTACGTTGTGTAGTTAGCAGTATTACCATTAAATGATGAATATGCGCCGTATCTGTAGCCATAAAAAGTATAGCCAGCAGGTACGGTATACACTGCCATTTGTGATGTGCCAATACTGCTAGTTACTCCGTTAACAACTTGTGTGTTAATTTGTGCATAGACAGTTGAACTAACAGACAATGTAATCACGCCTGTAGGGTTAGTTGCCGAACCAGCGGATACTGATATATTGTTAATACGAAAATATGATTTAGTTGTTGGAACATTGGTTGTTCCGTTTAAAACCAAACTTTCAGAAATTAAGTTGTAACTGGCATCTAATCCAGTAATTGTGATGGTGGCGGTATCTCCTGCAACCGTACTAACCAAATTCATTGTGGATGCAGATGATGGAAATACATAGTCTGTTGTCCCCATGTTTTCCCATACGGTTCTAAACAATCCCGCTGTAGCAGGCGTAGTTCCGTAAGCAAAAATATTTGCTGTGCTGTGACCCATGATTTGACCACGAGACACCTGTAATTCAAACGGTTCATATGCGCCAGCGCGTGTAACTGAGGCAACAATTCCATTACTCATATAAATCTCCAATTAGAAGCGGGGGCCGAAGCCCCCACTCGTTTTCAACAAGCACGTCCGCCGCGCTTCTTACCCGCTGGTGAGACCGTTACAGACTCTTTGGTTTTTGTAACAGAGCGAGGATTTGGTGCGTTTTGTGAACGCAATCCAGCACCCTTCATCCATAAATCACCATAGTCGGAAGCAGTATCACTTATGTCCTTGACAAATTTGCTGTCGCGGACTTTGCCGTACAACTCTTTTGCCATGCTCAATGGATTCAACGCCTCTTCTAACTCTCGGCTTGCCTTATCAGACACTGCTTTTGCGTCAAAATCAGAAGAAGAACCACCGCCATTCATGCGCTTAGGCGAACCATATTTCAGGTTGCTATCTTTATGGGCATCACGCATAGACATGAAGTTTTCTGCGGCGTTGTTTTTCAACAAACGTGATTCCGCAGGAGTTACCTTGCCACCCTTTTTGTAAGTGCCAGATAGGCGACTAATTGCTACGGGTGCAGGTACGGGCTTATTGCCTTGAGGCATAGCGACGGGACGGCCTGAATCAACAGTTCCCCCCGTCGCGTAGGCTTTTTTTGAGGTTTTGCCCCCCATCTTAAAGCCACCCGCATTGCCGTTGCGCACGCCGCCTGTTACAGCCTTGGAGCGATCTGGTTTTGCTTGATGCATTAGCGTAGTGTCGTACGAGCCGTTTGTGGTCTCTGAAGGAATAGCGCCACCAGTTGCATAACCACCAGCATTGGACTTAGCCACGCCACCAGTTGCAAACTTAGTCTTTCCACCCTTCTTAAAGCCACCAGCGTTGCCATAACGCACGCCACCAGTTTTTGCTGGCGAATTGTCAGGCTTGGCTTGATGCACTAATGTGGTGTCGTAAGAACCGTAAGTTTCCTCAGAAGGAATTGAACCGCCAGTAGCAAACTTCTTCATGCCACCTTTTTTCAGTTTTAATGCCGTTCCTTTGCCACCTTTATGCTCTTGCATATCGTGTTGCTTGAACGCCTTCTTGATCATGGCCTTGTCTTGCGCCATATCAGCCTTGCCGCCTTTTTTCATTGCGGGCATACCCATTGAAGGGCCAGAAGGAGTAGTAGCAGGCTTTGCCATCATGGCCTTACGACGCATAGCCATAGAAGGCTTCATCGGAGAGCGCACAGGAGCGTTAACAGCAGGACGACCCAACAAAGCAGGTGTTCCAGCCATCATGTCCATAGCGCCACCACCCATAGCCATCTTCTTGGCGTTAGTGGTGCTACCGCCCTTTTTCATCTTGACTGCTCCGCCTTTAGCGAGTTTTAACTCCACTGTAGGCTCAGTGGTCATCATTTTGACCATTGGTTTAAATTGACCCATGTCAGTCTCCTTTAGGCTTGAGTGACACCGAGAGCACCAACGCGAGTAGCGTTAGGGCCAACAGCGATTGCAGGCAACAAAATTCCCATTGTTGTACGAACAATACCGTTCGATGCAGTGGCAGGGGTGTATGTACCGCGAACGTCACCAGTGGTGGTCGTGGCAGTTGCGGTGTCAGCGGCTACAAACGTACCAGCATCTTGCGCTAGTGTGTTATTGCTCTTGACGCTGGCAACGTATGACACGTTAAACACGCGAACTGGAAGGCCTAGAACGTCTGTTGTGCCAATAGCAATCGTCGCACCCAATGCACCAGAGATGGTTGCTGAGGTGATTTGGAAGAATGCCTTTTTACCAGCAACAGTAGTTGATTGCACAGTACCTGTTGCAATCACTTCGCTCATTGCTTGACCGTAATAGTCATAACCGTTGATGGTTACGTTACGGTTAGTCAAAGTGCCTGTTCCAGATACGATGCTTACTGCGCGTGGCAAGTCAAGTTGCAACACAGTTTGACCAGCAGTAGTAGTAACAGACTTAACTGATGTACCTGCGGTCAATGTGATTGATGAAGAAGTTGTTTGTGCTGTAGCAATGTTGTTTGCAACCAAGGCTTGAGGAACAACGTCCCAAACGTAGATGCGACCGAGAGGGCCAACACCTAAGTCCATAGGAGCAGGATTGTCAAGCGGTACGTTGCTGTGCATTGTCAGCGCAGTAGTGTTTGCAATGTTGATTGCTTGGTTTAGCGTGTAAGTACCTGTACCACCTGTACCAGTGCCAAAGGCAGTGATATATGTGCCATCAGTTACGCTTGTACCGTCAAGGTACATACCAACAACAATAGGATTACCAGAGTTGAGGGCAGTAATTTGCAGGGTTGATGAAGATACGCCGCCTGTGCCACCAGTGGCAGTAAGGCTGTATGGGCGCAGACCCGTACCCATATAGGTTTGGGCTGGGCCTAAGAATAGGTCGTCTGAATATTGAGGCATTTTGTCTGCTCCTTGAAAAGTTTGACAAATACAGTTAACAAAAAAAGGGGCTGGGTTTTATCCCAACCCCCTGTGGCGTTTTACACGCCGGGTGTGCCGTAAACGGCGCGTGGGTCAGTAAAGCCCACTTGATAACGCTCAGTAGCCTTGTAGCGCATAGAGTCGGTCTCGAAATCACCTTCCA